TCCTAGAAGGTGTCTTTGATTACCCTTTAGACCCTTTACATACTGACGACGATGATGTATAATATACAGGTAAACACAAAGGAGTTACATGGCAGTCAAGTCTAAGATCGGTATATCAGGTGTCAGTTTTATGCCTGGTAAACCCAAAAAGACGCGTCAGGGTTCAGGAAAGCACACCAAGTACGGAGCAACTTCCAGTAATGGTAAACGTAAACGTTATCGTGGTCAAGGTCGTTGATTAAATAGAACAGTTCTTAATTGTTCTTAATGGCATCACTTATTTGCAATCTTCCATCAGTGGAAGTGTATGTTAGAAAAGAATATCTCACCGATCATCAATCTGGTCATGGTGAATTTGTTAAAGGCGTCTGGGTATCGGCAAAGTCGATTCCTGGGCGCACTTTTTATTTTGAGACATATTTACCAGAATATGCAGCAATGTACGACAAACTGCCGATTAGTGCGTTTGTTTCAGAACCAGTAACACCTAATCCAGACATGGATCTACCAAACTTACAGTTTTGGAACTGTATGGACTACGGTGTAGTGGCAGTTACGAAGCAATTCATCGGTTCTATGGACTATGAACTATATACAAGGGATTTTGACATTCAAAAAGGCACTTATATCTGTACTTTAGATAATTATCACCAGGATCCTGACGTTGTAGACTATGCAACTAGTGAAAATCCTGCCGAACATAAGTCTCATAACCTTATTGAACTAGAAAATGGGCAGTATGCACTGTATCCAAACAACAGAATGCGTATTTTTGACAATAGTTTGACTCCTGTTGAACCAAAAATGCCCGATTTTAAGGTTTCGACACAATATTATCAGGTTGAGAATGGATTTGAACGTCTCGGAATGGGCAGAGAGGACGAATATTTCTGGAAAACGGCAAAAGAACGTGAAAAACTTGAAGAAAATCCCGAAGATATGTACAAATCACAAGAAGGACGATATTTAGACTCTCAATAAGTAAAATTTACCCCGTTTCTCTCGTCTAAATCTCTCATTTTCTCTGCTAAATAGGTTGATAATACCTATCTGTTGTATTCTTATGCCCGTAGAAAGGATAAGTAAGGGTTTTAAAGACTTAAGTTTGTCATTTAAACGAAATCCTCTCACAAATGACCTGATTGTACTCAAAAATGATACTGCAATTGCCAGGTCATTGCGTAATTTGGTCATGACTTTTACTGGAGAGAGGTTTTTTAATCTTGGTATTGGTTCTAGAGTCTCTAGATTACTATTTGATAACGTAACTCCACTAACAGCAGATGCAATAAAGGATGAAATCGATAGAACTATTAGAACTCAAGAACCTAGAGTTGAATTGAAAGAGGTTATTTGTCTACCAGATTACTCTGGCAATGGTTACGATATAACTATTAAATATCAAGTCATTGGAATAGAACCAAATCTTTCTGAGTTATCGTTCGTACTACAATCAACAAGATAAATGGCTATTACAAATTTTACAACTCTAGATTTTGAGCAGGTAAAAACTAGTATTAGGGAATACCTTCAATCTAACAGTAATTTTACTGATTATGACTTCGAGGGATCTACTCTTGCCGTTGTAATTGATATTCTTGCCTATAATACTTACATTTCAGCATATAATGCTAATATGCTGAGTAATGAGGTATTCATTGATAGTGCCACTCTACGTGAAAACGTTGTTTCTCTTGCAAGAAATATTGGATACGTACCAAGATCCAAAAAATCAGCAGAAGCAATGATTGGTTTTTCTGTTGATACTGCTAATTTCCCAACAAAACCAAGATCTCTAACTTTAAAGAAAGGAAGTGTTGCAATTAATGCAAATTCCTTCGGATCAAGAAACTTAACCTTCTGCATTCCAGAGGATGTTACGGTAATTGTTGCAGATGACGAAGCAAGATTCAATAATTTAAAAATATACGAAGGTACACTCATTAATGAAAAGTTTACTGTAGATACTGATGATATAATCCAGAGATTTATCCTCGGTAACTCGGGAATTGATTATTCAACAATCAGAGTTATTGTAAAAGATAACGCATTTGAAGATGATAAGATTGTTTATACTATGGCAGATAGTATAACACAAATTTCTGGCACATCGAAGGTATTTTTCATTCAAGAAATCGAAGATGAGAGATATGAGTTGATTTTTGGTGATGGTATATTTGGAAATAAATTAGAAAACAATAATGTTATTGAAGTTAGTTACATTACTACGAATGGTTTAGATGGAAATGATGCTTCTGCCTTCAGATTCATTGGAAATATTCAAGATAATGATGGTAGAGTTATTTCAAGAGATATTTCTAGATTAACAACTCTATCACCATCAAAAAATGGTTCTTCAATTGAATCTGTAGAATCAATTAAGAATTATGCTACTAGATTGTATGCTGCTCAAAATAGAGCAGTTACTAGTAATGATTATGAAGCAATTATTCGCAATATTTACCCAGATACCGATTCTATCAGTGCATTTGGTGGTGAAGAGTTAAATCCTCCAAGATTTGGACGTGTTTTTATTACAATTAAACCAAAAACTGGTCAATTTGTTTCTAATAGTCTAAAAGATAGTATTAAAAGGGAACTTACTAAGTATTCTGTGGCAGGAATTGTCCCAGAAATTATAGATACAAACTACTTGTATATTGAATGCAAATCGACAGTCTATTTTAACTCAAATAAGGCTACAGATGAAGAAACTGTTCTAACAAATGTAACAAATAGGTTAGAAAAGTTTGCTGCAAGTGAGCAGATGAATATGTATGGTTCTAGATTTAGATATACACAATTTACATCACTAATTGATAATTCTGATAAGTCAGTTACTTCAAATATTACTGAAATTGCTATTCGTAGAGATATGAAAGCAATTGTCAATAGACTTGCAGAATATGAGGTCTGTTTTGGTAATAGATTTAAAGTTAATATGGGTGGATACAATATCAAGTCAACAGGTTTCTTTGTTAGTGGTATTAGTAAAAAAGTTTACCTCTCTGATATCCCAAATGCTGATGGAATGACTGGTGAATTGGTTTTAATTAGTGTTCCTACAGAAATAGAACAATATAGTACTGGAATTGAAAATTCTGCAGATAAAACTGAATCTATGATTGTCAGAAGAAACGTCGGTAAGGTTGATTATGTCAAAGGTGAAATTAATATAAGTGCAATAAATATAACATCAACCGATTTTCCACAAAATACAACTATTCAGATTTCTACATGTCCAGCATCTAATGATGTTATTGGTTTGCAAGAATTATTTTTACAATTTGATGTAACTACTTCAAAATTGAGTGTAATTTCAGACACAATTCTTTCTGGTGCAGATCCAACAGGTACAAATTACATAGTCACACCAAACTATAGTGAAAATAGTATTATAAGAAACATAGTTGGAACCTAATTTTTTAATCTCTTTAACTCAGTCGTAACTAAAGAAAATGGTCAATAATAGAGTCAATCTATCTCAAGTACTGGAAAATCAAGTTCCAGATTTCATTAACGACGAATTTCCACTGTTCAGAGAATTTTTAAGAACATATCAGGAGTCTAATGAAATTCCTGGTGGTCCTTCAGATCTCTTATCAAATATTGACCAATATGTAAAACTCGATACTCTTTTACTGCAGAGTAGTGAGACTAGTTTATCGGAAGATATAGAGTACGATACTACTAGTATTACAGTAGAGTCTACTGCAGGATTTCCTAATGCCTTCGGTTTACTTGAGATTGATGGTGAAATTATTACCTACAAATCAAAGACTGATACAGAATTTGTAGATTGTGTTAGAGGATTTAGTGGAATGACCAGTCTCGGTGACGAGATGGTTTTTTCAGATTCTCAAATTAATCGGTATTTTTCTGGTCAAAGTGTAAATAATCTCAGTATATTATTTTTAACTGAGTTTTTAGAAAAATTAAAAACTCAAATTGCACCTGGTTTTGAACGTAGAAAATTAAATGAAAATATAAAATCTAGGTTATTCTTTAAGCAATCTAGTGATTTCTACAAATCAAAAGGCACTGATGAAGGATTTAAGATTCTTTTCAAAGCACTTTATGGAAAGGATGTAAAAGTAATTCGTCCTTCTCAATTTGTATTTGAAGCTTCGGCATCATCAAATAGAAAAACTAGAGATTTAGTTCTCTATATTTCCGATCAAAAAACAGATTACACTGATATAATACTTCATAGAACCTTAAAGCAGAACGAGAAAGATAGTACGGTTACTGATGGTGAAGATGTTACAGCATATGGTACAATAACAAATGTTGAAAGGATTGAAAGAGGTAGTGTATTTTATTATCTTGTCAGTCTAGATAGTGATTATGATAAAGATATCAGTGTATCTGGAACAGTCTTTGGAACATTTGTTCCAACTCCCACTACTAGAGTTGTAGAAGATTATAAAAAAGATACTGCAACTGGAGAATATCCAGAGTTTTTATATACAGATTCTACACTCTCTTTTTATTCAAGTGATGAATTTGATGCATATCTAGATAATGGAATTGTTAAAACTGCTTCATATGATAGTAAAACTGTCAATGAGTTTGAAGATGTTGATGCAGAATTTGAAATTCCTAAAGGAACTTTAATTTCATCTAAGAGATATGGTTATATTGAGTTAGAAGACGAAACACTTTATTTTAGAATTACGTCTGTATTGTCAGGAATTACACCTGGAGAAGATTCATATTTTTCTGAAAATGACCCTATCAAATTAGATACTCTAGGTTTATTAGAAGGTGATTCCAGATTTAACAGGTGGTCTTTTAATACGACGGCTTGTTATAATATTGAAAATTTGGTCCTACTTAGTGCAAATAATAGACAGTACCATTTTGAAGTTCAGACTGATTTTGACTTAAACTCAAGAGATAATTATACTCTTATTTCATCATTAGGTGAAACATATGACATTATTATTTCAACTAGAAATAGTGCAACTGAATACATTTTTACGTCAAATATTCTAATCACAGAAGGTGGTCTTCGTACATTTAAAATTGAGAGAAAATTAAATAAAGCAAACTTTAAGTTTTTCCCAGAAGCATCAAACTATATTACTGACGTACAAAATATTTACAGAAGAGAAAATTTAAATCAAGATATTTTTATTACATCATCTGGTCTTCCAAGTTATTATAACGAACAGATTAATGTTAACGATAAGAGAATTACTTTTTCAGTTTCTCTACCACAAAATGCTAGCAATAAAGAAATTAAAGTTGGACAGGATGGTACACCTACTAATCCTGAAGTAGTTCACTCTTTCTATAATGGTGATTCGATCATTTATAGAGAAGAAGATGAAGATAATAGACTTAGTATTCCAGATGGAAGATATTATGTCACTGTAGTAGATGATAAGACAATTAAACTATCTACAAGTCTTAATAGAGTATTTACTAAAGAGTATATTACAATTGAAGGAACAGTTACAGATAATACATTCTTCTATTCAGATTTTCCTGATATTGAAAGATCACTAACCTTAGAAAACGCATTTGAATTAAATTCAAAGAGATTGGTAAAGAAAATTTCACCACCAATTGATCAGATTGAACCCGTAAGTACAGTTTCTGGAACTATTGGCATTCTTCGTAATGGTGTAGAAATTCAATCTTACAAATCAAAAGATAGTATTTACTACGGTTCTATCAATAGATTAGATGTTCTTTCTGGTGGTGAAGGATACGATATTATAAATCCACCAATTTTAGAAGTTGATGATTCTGATGGATCTGGTTGTGCTGGTAATTTTGTTATAACTGGTTCTATTGAGGATGTTAGAGTTGTTAATGGTGGATTTAATTACATCACAGATCCTAAGATTACAGTTACAGGTGGTAATGGTAGTGGTTGTAATGCGATTCCTATTATGGAAACGTATACCCATTTTATTAAGATAAATGCAAGTGATAAAGAAATCGTAGATATATCAGCAGATAAAATCACTTATACTGCTAAACACTATTTTTCAACTGGTGAAAAAGTACTTTACAACACCCAAGCATACACTGAAATTGGTGGACTAAAGACAAAATCCGTATATTATGTAAGAAAATTAACTGATACGGAGTTTCAACTACACTTATCCGAAAGTGATGCTCTAAATGGTCAGAATCCAATTAATTTTACGAGTGTTGGTGTTGGTGACCATTTAATTACTGCTATTCAGAAAAAGAAAAGACTCAGTGATATTAGAGTAACTTACTCTGCAGACGATTATACTCATCGTAAAGTTTCATATGATACAACACTTGATGCAAATCCAGTTGATTTTTACACTAATGAAATCAACATAATCAATCATGGTTTCAAGAGTGGTGAAATTATCGTTTATGATTCTTCAACTACAGAAATTACTGGTCTAACCAGCAATACAAAGTATTATGTAACAAAGGTAACTAATGATAAGTTTAAACTTTCTGAAGTTGGCATTGGAACTATTTCTGAAAAATTCTATTATGAAAGTAAGAGATATAAAGATTTAACAACATCTGGTGTTGGAAAACAGTTCTTTAGATATCCAACCATTAAGGTTACAGTTGATAAGGCAATTAAGGATCCTTATGTGATTGATCCTGAAGTAGTTACAATTGCTAGAGGTGAGATTAAGGAAGTTTTCTTAGAAAACAAGGGTGTTGGATATGGTTGTACTGATATTTTCAATTACGAGAGACAACCAAATATCAATGCAGAACCAGGAAAACTTGCAACTGCTAAACCATTTATTGTTAATGGTAAAATTGAAAATGTAATCATTCAAAATTCTGGTCAAAAATATGTTTCTAAACCTGATATTGAAATTTTAACTGACGGAAAAAGTGGATTTGGTGCAGTTTTAGAACCTGTTATTACTAACGGTAGACTTTCTGATATCATCGTTAGAGATAAAGGTGCTGATTACAACGAATCTACAGAAATTATTATTGTTTCTGCTGGTAAAAATGCTAAATTTAACGCAAAAATTGATTCTTGGAATGTAAATGTTGTTGAAAGAGCATTAAACAGCAATCAAATTTATAATGATGATGGATTTATCTATCAGGATTCTGCAACTCCAGAGTTCTATGCAGAGGAAAATGGTCTTCTTCAGTATACTCATTGCTATGCTCCAAGAAAACTAAGGCAATCACTATACAATAAGAGAATTGTTAATGGAAGAGCAACCTTTAATCCAGATCTTCAATTTGATACTGTAGGAAGAGAGAAAGATTCATCTTTCCACTCACCAATTCTGGGATATGCATATGATGGAAATCCAATTTACGGTCCATACGGATTCAGCAATATTGATGGAACTGGTGGTATTAAGAGAATGGTTAGTGGTTATAAAAAGAGAACTCTTCCCAACAGACCACCTCTCAGTGTTTATCCCCTAGGTTTCTTCGTAAATGATTATGAATGGTTTAGTGATGGGCATTTAGATATTCATAATGGAAGATATTGCATTACTCCAGAGTATCCAAATGGGGTGTATGCATATTTTACAACTATTGGCAACAATGACTCTGCTTTCCAAAACTTTAAAGTGCCAGCATTTCCATATGTAATTGGTAATTCATATAAGTCAAAACCAATTGATTTTAACTTTGATCCATTCATTAATCAAATATCTTTCTTTGAAGAAGTTGAAGAAGGAGAAACGGGTGAATTTACAACAGAAAATTATAGAGATTACAAATTATACAGAAACGTAACTCCATATAATACAGAAACACCTTATGGTGAATATAGTTACTTATTCAATCCATCTGAGGTATTTACTGTTTCATCAAAAATTTCTATAGTTTCTAAAGGTGAAGTAGATAAAATTGAAATCTTCTCTGGTGGTAAAAATTATCAAATCGGAGATAGAATTGTTTTTGCAGATAGTGGGGATGGAACTAAGAGACCTGTTGGAGAAGTTGTAAGTGTTGCTGGTACTGATGTAACTACAGTTTCTGCAGCAACTTCTACAATTGTTGATGTTGAATTATCATCATTCTTTACAGTTAGAGGAAAACTAGGCATTGCTTCCGTACCACACAATTTAGAAAGTGGTCTTGTCAAACTTAGCAATCTCGATACTAAAGAAGAAGATGATCTTAATATCACAGTTTATGATCGTGATTTAGATATTACTAGTGCGATTAATACACCAAGTCAAACTGGTGTGGTCACATATTTTAATGTTACTGGTTTAGATTCTAAGCAATCATTTATTCCACTAGTACCTGATGACATTTTCGTAATTAAAAATGGTAGTTTTAGAGAAGAAGTAAAACTACTAAACATAGATTTTGAGAATTCTAGATTAAGAGTACAAAGAGAAGTAAATGGAACTATTGGTACAAGTTATGCAGTAGGAACTGCATTATCAGAAAATCCAAGAAAGTTTATTTGTCAACCAGATTTTGATGAT